TTCATAAGTAACCACCCCAGATCTTCCACAGATCTCTAAAATAAAAATCAACTTCAGTTAAGTTTCCAAGAGGAACATTTTGTTCCTCTGTCTCAGCCCACTTCTTACAAAATTTACTGACCTCATGTGAATCCCTAACCGAATTCACCCCATACATTCTTGAAAAAGAACACATAGCAAAGTTATATCTCATAGTAAAGTCAGTCTGATCAGTCACCGAAGTGTTTCTCCAATACATCTAGTCTTTCTTCTTCCTTAGCAATCGCATCAATTTGATCTTGAATGGCAGCCAGAACGTCTGGATGCTCACCAATACCTACAGGATTATGTAGGTAGATATCAACATTTGCTTTTGCCTTTTCGATGTTGCCGAGAGCTTGAGCCCTGAGGGCTTTGACGATAGTTCTTCTCATTCTTCTTATCCTACCTTTACAATTATATCACTTGACGTGAATTTGTCCAATCATTCCTGCACCTTGGTGAGGACCACAGAAGAAATCATAGTCTCCTGCATCAACAAATTTGATGTCCTGTGATTCACCAGGATTAAACATCAATGATTCTCTTGACAGGTCAGCTCTTCCCTCAACAATAATGTTGTGAGGTGGAAGCATTCCATTGACAAAGTGTACAGTTTCACCCGCTTCAATAGTGATGTCAGATGGATCAAAAACTAGATTACCATTTGATCCCATACTGACATCTACAGCCCAAGCAGGAAGAGCAAGAATTAGTGTAGCCAGAAAGACAAAAAAGAATTTCATATATCAATTACTTGACTACACTATCTATTCACATCTTATATGAGTCGTCGGACTTTTGTGTTGGAACAATGGTAAATGAACCTGGTTCTACTCTAATAGTTTGACCAGGTGCAGTTTCTGATGCTTTCTTAATCAGATATTCCATGTCACCCTTTGTGACTCCACCACCATTAGCTCCACCCTTCTTACCAGCCTGTACTCCAAACGTTGCTAGAACTCCGGTAAAGACTGAGGCGATGAAGGTGGGGTCGAGCTTCTGCTCTGGGATTCCAAGTGCAGGTGGTAGTTTAATGTACGCCAACGTGAGGATTCCACCGCTCCATACAAGGATACCAAGACGGACAAAAGTAGATAGAATTGCCAGTTGTTCTTCCTTGTCATCTGCAGCCTCTTTAAGTTTACTCAAAGGACCCTTCTTTTTGGGTTCTTCCTTCTTGACTTCCTCTGACATGGTATCTATACAAGGCATTAATATTTAGAAAAAAAGGGGCCGTTTAGCCCCTTGCACCTTGGTATGCTGGTGTCATCATACCACCATCAGGTGGTCCATCATCCTCATCCTTACTGGCAAGTGCCAACATAAGGAAGTATGGAGTAATGATGAACACTAGTGTTTGAAATAGTGTCCAATCGTATGTCATTTATTGGTCCCCTTCACTACTGCGATGATAGGAATCAACATGAGTAGTGCTGCTCCTACAAATCCCATCAGATTACACCGGGAATGATTTGACCGGTAACCGCATAGACTGCACAGATGATGATGAAACCCATCATTGCTGCACGGCCATTGGCTCTGAAAAAGATGTCTGCGTTGGTAGCGTTATCCATCAGAAGATGCCGGGGATGATTTGTCCGGTGGTTGCGTAGGCTCCCATGGCTGCGATAACACCCAGCATGGCTGCCCAACCGTTAATGCGTTCTGCCTTTTCGTTCATTGTTTTTCTCCAAAGTGTTGTTGTAAATAACGACTCTGCCATTTTCATGAGTGAAAATAAGTTCATCATCATGTGCCCAACAGAGTTCTTCGTATAGGGCGTTCAATCTCTCCATGTCTTCATAGAGTTGGTTTGGGTTTGTCATCAATACAAATACTCTTCTTGATCAGATAGGATTACACAATCACTTGTAGGATAGGTGACGCAGAGAAGGCAGAGACCTTCTTCTAGTTGATCGTCATCAAGGAATGATTGCTCTTCGTTGTCAATCGTTCCGCTAATTACCTTACCAGCACATGAAGAACATGCTCCGGCTTTACAAGAGTAAGGTAAGTCTAGTCCCGCTTCTTCCCCAGCTTCTAGAATGTATTGATCCTCTTCACAATTGAATGTGGTTTCGGTTCCATCAGGTTGCTGGATGGTAATAGAGTAAGACGCCATCGATTTCTTGTCTAGGTAATTTATACTACTATATTGTATAAAAGTTACTGACCAATGTCAAGTATGTGTCAGATTCCAAACACACCAAAGAAGAACAAACTTCCAGAAGTTGCGTAGGAAAGAACAGCAGCGACGAAACCGAGCATGGCTGTACGGCCATTCAGCTTCTCTGCTTTTTCAGCATATGTTTCATAACCGTAGCGCTCAGCTGCGGTCTGGTCAATGTACATACGTGGCTCTTTAGCCCACATGTTTTGTTGACCTTGATCATTAGAACTAACAGTCACAATAGAACTCCTGTGAAGTATTGTTACATTATATATAATTTCTTAACATTTGTCAACACTGTCAATCCTGAAACTGGCACATATCAGGGTTGTTTGTACAAAATTTCCTGACATGACCGTGAATATCATGCTCCATCCTATGATGGTATGAGATATGCATGAGTTGTATAAAAGAAAGAACCCCTGTACATCCTACGAGAACGAGTACAAAGGGATTGAATAGAAGTTTAATTATCTTCATCTACTGTGGGGGGATTGGGCCATCCTGGAGGGCACATAGGAACACTATAGGGATCCTTCATAACAAAGTCAATGGTTTTTTGTGTAACCAATACTGGAGATTGTGGACTTGGATCCCATACGGATGGCATGTCCAACCACAACTTACCTGTCTCTTCGTCTGGTGTGATACTCATCACACATAAATCGGGTATTTGATAGTCCATAAAAAAAGAGGGCCACAAGGACCCTCGTATTATAACACGTTATTCGTGAATCAGAAACTGAACTTAACGCCCAGCTTACCACCTACGTTCAGGTCATCGAAGTCCTGGTCAGCAGTCAGCATGGAGAGTTCGCCATAAGCACCGAGTCTTTCGGTGATAGCAACGGACGCGCCAACCTTACCGGAGATTTCGGTTTCGGTCTCTTCGCCGTCAACAGATACCAGAGCAGGACCGCCTTGGATGTACCAAGCAGCGGACTCACCCAGGTCACCCTCGTAGCCGACATGCAGATCGGTTACAGCACCACTGTAGTCATCACCGACCCAACCAGCGTTGGTTTCGACGTTGACGTAGGGACCTGCAAGGGCAGCGCCTGCGGAAAGTGCGGAAGCAGACAGAGCTGCGAATACAGATTTGAACATTAGTTTTTACCTCGTTTTTACTTGTGGAATGGTTACCCACAGATGGAAAGGGAATCGACAACTCCCTGTTGGTACCCCTGTCTAAAAATTGACAAAAGGTTAAGTATATATACTCCTCAAGAACTTGGAGGAGTATTTTGTTGATTCTCTGACGCACCTGATATCCTACCGAGGTAGGGATCAAAGTTCATCAATTCATCAATAGACATCTGGGCTCCAGCCTGTGACCAGAAGTTAAACTGAGCCTGATAGTTACTCTTGTGGAATACCTCCACATGGTCCTGGTGAATACTGGAACCCAGTTCTGTCTTGTATAACAAAAGGGGAATGGCGTAAGTGTTACCAGAGTTGTAGATGAGGTCATCAGCAACTGGTCTGGGTCTTACATCATTATCAAGTTTGTACTTGTTACCTCTACAGTGGAGACGAATTAACTTCTCCGCATGATGTCGAGTAATCAAGTAACATGCAGTAGAGAATTCATTTACGAATCTCTTGTGGATTTTGACGTGGACATCACCTGTACAGATGATTGAGATCTGACAAACGTCCCAGTCATAAGGAATCTTACCATAGAAGTCCTTCCATGTAAAGTTCCAAAATCTGACTAGATCTAAATCACAGTCATCCTCCATCATGATCGCTACCGGATCACCACTCTCATAGAACTCCTTGATAGCCTTGAGGTGTGATGTCACACAACCAATCTCACCCGACTGACACATGTCAGGATACCTACCCTTTAGAATGTCTCCTAGATCGTCTTCACGACCATCGTAAGCGGACACACGGGTATAGTTTTCAATCTCCCAGTACTTAAACTGGTTAGTCATATACTCCCAACGTTCTGGTTGATCATCAAGGTTGATACAATAGATCTTAGGGAGACCTTGAAGTTTATAAGCACCTTTGTTTCTGTCCATCAAATAGTCTCCCAGTGTCGGGGGTATAAATCTTTGGTATTTAAGTGAGAGTTGTTTGGTCCGAACCAGACTTTAGGTGCAATGACTTTACCAGTGTTTGCCAACCATGCACCCCACCACGAGAATGATGAGTTGGCAATGATGAAGTCACTACACTGAGTCATCAGGTAGAGATCAATGTAGGAACTGTTACCCCTTGAGATAATGAATCTATCTGGTTTGAACAGTTCCTGCTCTGTAGCCCACTCAGGATCGTCTGTGAAGATGATTACATCTCTCCTTACCTCAAACTTACGTAACGCCTTCTCGTACCATTCTAGGGGAAGATTGTGGTGATTACCACTATTGATGAGGAAATCACCACGACGTATGTGTAGAGCGATAGGATCGTCGAATACACTTTCTACAATCTCTTTACACTCATCCACAAATGGTTTCTTGAATGTAAAGTCCTTACGGATCTCATCAGAGATATGTTTGAAGTATTTCTCCGTCTGAAAGAATCCAAGTAGGTTACAGTTGTCTGGACATTCGTTGAATAGTTTTTCGTCAAACTCAAAACCACCCTCTCGGATGTCCGTTGAATTGATCATACCTCTTTTACAGTCGAGTGTAAAGGGGACATCCAATTCAATGTGGAGTTTGTTACCAATACCATCATCAAAGATCTCATTGTGATCCGGGATCATGAAGTCATAACCAAGGTGAGAAGCGATACCCTTGGTGGAAGCATATTGGAACATCTGGTTACCCAGTTGTCCCAACTTACCGAGATAGTTAAATGTAATCATTCTTCATCGCATTGAATACTTTACCAATACCATCTTGAAGATTGGTTGTAGGTAACCACCAGTCTTTGATAAACATATTAGCATCATTCCTCTTATCAAGTTGTACACTGTCCTTTGCAATACCAGGTGTGATCTTGATTGGTCTATTGATCAGATTAAACTGACCCATGATGATAGCAGCAACTTCCTTGATACTTGAGGAATTGAATGATGTGATATGTAGTGGATCTTCAGGTTTGAAGTCTGTGTAGTGCATCATGATAGTCTCAAGAGCCTCACAACAATCTTCAGCATACAGGAACTGTCGTTCTTCTGTACCATCCGTCATCATATCAAAGTCACCATGTTCAAACCCCTTACGGATAAAGTCTGTAATAACATGTGACTTCTCATGGTCTTTCTCAATACCATACACGTTCCAAAACTTGACAGTCAGACCACCAAGTGTAGAGGTGTACATCTCACCTACTCTCTTCATAACACCATATGGAGAGTAAGACATGTTACTCATCTGTGAGGATGCAAATACAAATCTCTTATTAGTTTTCTCTAGAAGATTAAACACGTTAGCCATCATACGTGTATTGTTATTGATGAACTTAAACGTGTGTTGATACTTCTTGAGATATCTAGATCCACCAACATCAAACGCCAGAAAGAATACAAAGTCAGAGTCAATAATTTTCTCCATGAGAAGACTATTGTCATTCACTGTAAGGTCTTGCCAGTGAGGATCATTTACTTTGTCAAATTCATGAACAATGTGTCCCTTCCCACGAAGATATTCGGTAAGGTATGCACCGATCTGACCACTTGATCCAAGGTTTAGAACTTTCATACGGCAGGAACTACGGGAACTACAGGAGTCTCTTCACTATATGTTGCCCAGTCAGCATCAAATTGTTTGATACCTTCTTGGGTAAGGACATGATCATACATCTTCTCAAAGATAGAAGGAGGCATGGTCACGATGTCAGCACCATTATAGAATGATCTTACGACTCTTTGTACAGATCTTATTGAGGCAGAGAGTACTCTAGTACGAATGCCATGAATACGATACAACTCCACGATAGAACGTACCACTTCAAGACCCGCGACACTTTGATCATCAAGTCTTCCAACGAACGGTGAAACATAGTAAGCTCCAGACTTAGCAGCAAGAATTGCTTGTGCTGCACTAAAGATAAGAGTCACGTTGACACGGATATTCTCTTTTGAAAGTTCACGACATGCAAGTAAACCTTCGCGAGTACAAGGTACTTTAATAGTACATACCTCTCCAAACTCCTCCACCAGGTTGTGTGCCTCTGCAACGATATATGGTGCCTCTCCAACAATCTCCATGGAGATATCTTTGACACCCATCAACATCAGTTCACGATATACATCCTGTGGTTTACGACCACTCTTCCTGATCAGAGTTGGATTAGTTGTCACACCGTCAATCAGACCTGTCCCGAAGTGACGTGCTACTTCAGCATTATCAGCTGTGTCTAGAAAAATTTTCATAGGTATTTCTGTAAGTAACTTTGATTAGAGTAGTATTCAATAAGTTGTTCTTTTGTCATTCTCTGTATCTCCTCCCATAGATCATTATTAGATTGCATATGTGGATTAGTGAACCAGGAGTTCTGACCACGAGCATGTTCTAGATGATAGATGAAATTAGATATACGTCCAACATTATATCCTAACTTTTGATATCTGTACAGTCTTTCCTTGTCCTCTGGTGCATATGCCTTGAAGTTTTCGTTCTCCATACCACCTTCGATATAGACAGATCGTTTAAAGAACTGTACCCATCCAGACTGTGCGTCATAGATGGTGGAGTTTGATTTGAGGATTGCATAGTCGTAGTTCTCTAGGAAGTCAGAGACTACATCATCAGAGGGTTTGACTTGGTACTGATAGTTACCCCACCCGTAGGGGTAGACGACATCGTAACCACCATCCATGATCATGTCATATGCTTTCTTCATCGAATCGATAGGAAGTATTGCATCACAATCGTAGTTGACTACGATATCAGTGTCTGCCTCATGGATCATTTCATTCAATACTCTCTGTCTATGAAACAGGGGAGAATTACTTTCTTCAAAGATATGTTTGACCTTGACCGGGACTGAAAGAATATTCTTCAATACCGGGAGTGCATCACTAACAAATCTGGATGTCTTATCCACTTCCTTGATGATGATGTTAGTATCAAAGTTCTCTAGGAGATACGATGTAGTTGTAATTACATTCCTCAATCTATCATCCGATTCAATCCTAATCGGAATGATGAATGTCGCATTACTAAGGTCGATCATACTTGTGTCTTGATCCAATCAAGAATATTTACTTTGGGTTTCCAAGTCAATTCGGTTTTCGCTTTACGAATGTCAGCCAGGGTCTCCTTCATCTCACCAGGTTTGGCGGACAGGTGAACCTGATCATCAGAGATAGCATTAGCAATCTCATTGACACTCCAGTTCTCACCATACCCAATGTTATAGACCTCACCCCAGTTGTCAAGTTCCTCAAAACTAATCACTGCATTGGCGTTGACTACATCAGACACATGAATAAAGTCACGTCTCTGTTCACCGTCACCAAAGATAGTCAATGGCTGACCTTCTTTCTTCATCTTGATAAACTTACTCACACAAGGAGCATAGGTTCCTACGTGTCTTGCCCTCTCACCATATACATTGGTGTATCTGAAAGCCACAGTCTTCATACCATAAAGATGATGATATGCTTTGACCAGTTGTTCACCACATAGTTTACCAATAGCATAAGGGTTGAGTGGATCTTCCCTCATAATCTCGGTGTTGGGAATAGGATTATTGTTACCATAACATGCAGAGGTAGAGGAGTAGATAAACTTCTCCACACCAGCAGCTCTTGCTGCCTCAAGTACATTCACTGTACCCATGACCTGTGTTTCCATTGTGTCCATAGGTTTGGCAATAGATGCCTGGACACTTGCCTTTGCAGCGAGGTGATAAACATAATCTACACCGCGGAATTTATCAGCAATGTGCCAAAAGGTTCTAATGTCTACTGGATAATTGGTTGCCCTATCATTCCAGTAATATTGATCATGTCCGTCAGATGTCTCGTTGTCAAGGACAATTACATTATGACCCATAGACAAGAGTTTATCAACCAGGTGACTACCAATGAATCCGGCACCACCTGTAACCAGGGATGTTTTCATACTCTCTCAAAAATCCTATTCTTAAATGATTCCTCTAAGTTGTATGGTTCGGGAATGATAACCTTTGGATTATTACCACCTAACCACCACGCCACCTCAGCAAACGTTGAGGCATATGTACCCACGATAGTATCACACATAGACAAAAGATACAAGTCGATGAATGCATCTACGGTATCTTGTACGGACTTGTTATGTCCAGACTCAGCCATATGTGGGTGATTGTATTTCTTCTGAGGATGAGTGATGATACGATCACCATACTTGTCCTCAAAGTGTTTCAATACATCACTATTGTCACCACAAAGAAAGATCTTTCTATCTTTGTCAAAGGTATCTATGACACTTTCAAACAGTTCATTACTGTGATATTTTACCCTGTCACAATACCAAGATCTAATGTGGAGACCGACTACCTTATCCCAGTCACTTGTAAATTCAACACAGTAATCAACGATATCTGAATTGACATGTAGATAACTAAAGGCTTGTCTATACACATCAATGAAATACTTTGGTGTGTCTTCATACAAGAGATCAATATACTTATACTCACCAGTCTTTCTATCCTCTCCAGGGATGATAGGAAACCTCCAGTGATCAAAGGTAGGATAGGTGTCAAGTTCTTGTTGTGTGGCTAATCGTAAGTCATCAAAGATATAAGCGTCAGCCTCATTGACAGTCAATGCTTGTTTGAATGTCCTATAGATACCTGCATAGTTCTTAATTCTATTTGCAAGACCAGGTGATCCATCATGTATTGCAACTTCCATAAAACTCATGCTTCAATAACCTCCCATGACTCGGGGAACAAATCTGTTGTATCAATGTGTGCTTGACCAGGACCATACCAGGGGGTAGGTGCAATCACCCTCTTGTCAGGATAAGGTGAGAGGTATGCACCCCACCAACTGAATGTACTGTTAGAGATGATGTGATCCGAACATTTAGACAGGAGACAGAAATCAAAGTGTGATTTATCTACCTTCGTATTCATATCATTAAAATGGAAGTTCTTTCCTTTGAATACTTCCTGTTGCTCACACAACTTCAGGTTGTTAGAACAGATGATGTACTGTCTATCCTCACCCATCATCTTAATGGCTTTCTCAAAGTATGTCCAGGGGAGATTCCGATGATTTCTTGAAGATCCAGGATAGTCGAAGTGATCATTGAACTCTCGGACACAGATAGATACTGGTTCTTGTGACAGAATAGTACCCCATGCGTAGTCTACAGCATCGATAATCTCATCTTTAAATATAAAGTCCCACTTTAATTGTCTCCATGCATGACTGAAGTATTTTTCTGTCTGTAGGTACCCATTAAGGTGAACGTGATTAGGACATTCGGTGAACAGTTCCTCACAGAACTCATGACAATCATGGATCTCTACTTCATCCCCATCAATATGTCCAAACCTACCACCACAGTGGAGCATCTCAAAACATTTACTTAATTCTGTGTCTGGAGGGATCTTAAAATCATATCCATTCTTCTTTGCAATACCAACCAGTGATGCATACTGGAACATCTGATTACCAATTCTTCCGTTCCGTCCAAGGTTGTTCATACCAATAGTCATAATTCAATCTCCTTGTTTTGTTCAGCCAATGTTGTGTCGGTGATGTCACCTACGTCTAGTGAGTAGAAGGTATGCCAACCCCTAGCGTGATCAGCATACCAGTTATTTAAAGCACCCCGAGTCATCTTGACTTTCTCCCAGAACTCACGGGATTGAATCTGATAGTGTGCGTTCAATATTAGGGGGTCATCAGGTCTACCAACAAACGACAAGTTGATATTAGGACCACCCGTAAAGATCTTATGGATGTTGAAATTCTGAACACCGAACTTGGTGTTTGCAATCTGTTTTGGTGCCCAGAGATTAAACCATTCTGGTTCCTCCTGTCCTGCTCCAGCACACCTTGATCTGTGAGTCATCCATACCCGATCTTGGTATGGGGCACGAGAAGTAAAACCCTGGACCAAGCCAGCAGCAGGGTGGTAAAGATGGTCGTTAGAATTAAACCATACCCAATTCGTTTCGACGGTCCCATAGTTCTCATAGTCTTTTAAGATTTCCTTAAGATTTACTTGTACAGGACTATATAAGAATTCGTCAAGGTCAATCTGTGCAATCCATTGAGTTTCGTTACAGATTGGTAAGAAGTATTTGTTATTAACATCAGTCTGTCTTCCAGTGTACTTTTCAGTTATACTATTGTGAAAGAGTGTGACAAACCCTTCACGTATAAAAGGTTCTAGAATTGGTTCAAAATCATCAGTGCTACCATCATTTACCAGGTAGATATGATCTACTCCATGATGTTTGTAATGTAGAATCCATTCCTTTAGATTCCAACTCTCATTCTTGAATACTGATGCGACTGATAGATAATATTTCATAGTGTGATACCGTGTTTCTGTCTACAATATTCAAATTCTTTTTCGATTTCATCTGATGATCTGGTATTGATAATGTTGTCTACATTGTTTACCCTTTGAGATACCAGGATCTGATCCAGATATACACACTCACCATATTTCTCTCTCATACTATAGTAAAAATCGATGTCAAGTAGTCCAAATGTATTTGGATCCCACCTAACATCCATGTCTTTATTTCGATAGGAGATAACAGAAGTACCACTCATGGTATTGTTACCTCTAGCCTTCAACATCCTATCATTCCATCTAGGAATAATGGGTGAGTCAAAAGACTGACCATCATCTCTTGTATGATTTGTACCACAGACCAACCACATCTTGTCGGAGTTCATCAGAGAATCATAGATCAACTCCAATGCGTTGTCTGTATAGAAGAAGTCATCCATGTAAATGAGTTTGACGACCTCAGCTGTAGAGAAGTCCATTGCAACATTAGTATTGACTGCAGCATTACCTCTACCTTGTTCTGTTCTGATATGACAGATATCTAAGTCAAAGATGTTATCGTCACAGAATTGTTGGATCTTATCATCCTTACTGTGATCGGATACAATCACCTCAACATCCTTGAGAGTCTGAGACTTGATCGATCTAAACAGATCACTTAGATAAAGAACACCCCTACCATTGTACTCATAGGCAGGGATGGCAATGGACATTTTCATATCAGGTCTGTTCGTAATGTGCTCTAAATCGATCCACTGCTGTGTTGGATAACTCAGTTAGATAATATACAGCAAAACTCTTCCTAGCCTTACCAGGAGGACACTTAAGTTTACTTGGGACACCATGCCATGAGTTCTGTGTGGTGTCAAAGATAATTGCTCTATTGAACTTAGCCTCTACTGACCTGACACAGTGACCTGGTTTCTTTGTGTCTGGATTGTGAGACCATAGTTCAAGGTCACCACCCCAGGATGAGTCGTAACCCTCCTCCAAGTAAATGATCAGATTGATCTTTCTCTGAAGATTCATCTTTGGATGTGTGGAGTAATCAAGATGGACAGATAGATTACCACCCTCGGTGTGCATATGCCACCCACCACCATGGAGTCCGATGTCGGGATACAAGGGATCACATCCTGTCAGGTTCTTGATCTTCTCTGTAGTCTCAAGTGATAGAAGATTCCAGAAGGTCTTGTATGTCAGAGGTGGGAACCTATCCCACTTGTTACAGATTTTCTTTTTGGCAATCCAACCATCATAACCAACCCATTCATCCTCATCATAGTTGAGGAATTGTTGGCTAATGTCTTTTGCTACAGGAAGATCCAAGAAGTCATCAATGATCCAGTAATCAAATGGATCATTACCGTGTTCAGTTACTTCCCAATTAAGGTTCATTCTTTCCATACCTTTGCTCCACCGTTCAACCCATCTTCATAGATCTCAAAACGATATCCATGCTTATCCAACCACTCACGGAATGCCTTTCTCTCATGATGATCATAGTCAGGCTCATGACCATGCCAGTCATCAAATCGGAAATACAATTCATCCCACTCACACTTATCAATAAACTTGAATGCCGATACTGTAGGTTCGTAGATATCTAGGTCAATATGAATAGCACCAACTTTACCAATACCAAAGTCAGATGGTTCTTTATCTACCATGTCATGTACATCTTCCACGAAGATCTTAATGTTAGGTGAGACAGAACACTTCTTCTTTACATCCTCAACAGTCTGTGGAATCCAAACATATTGAGGATCACCAATACGGAATGCACCTTCAGTCCATCCAGCATAGTCAGGTGTGGGTTGCTTAGTGACCTCCAGACCCTTGAAGTGATCGAAACCATATACCAAACGGGAAGGATTCTTTTGTCCAATGGGGAGGATTGTACCACCACTACAGACACCAAACTCAAGGATGTCACCATCACCAGCAAGTTCAGAAATCTTCTCTGCGAAAGTTACGTGATGAAGTGTGTAGTCTGTAGTCGTTGGATTAGTTCTCTTTGTTGCCTCAGGGAACATATTGTCAAGTTCAGAAAAAGTTGGAGCAGTGTAAGACATAGTTTAATTGATTAGTTTATTCGATGGATATTCCAGGTGGTAGATGATAGTGGAATCCAAAGGGGATTAGACCATCATTCTCTGGGACTGGTGCTTCATATGAAAAATGTTTTGCAATTTCAATAGGAGCGATTTTACATCCATGTTCCTCATAGATGTGACGATTATGAACACAGATATTTCCATCCTCATGTGTATCGTAGAAGCCAAATGTTTTATAGAACCCACTATCATCAGTGATAGGGAAAGGAATGTCTACCTTACTCGGTAGTTCCATAAGTTTCTTTGACTTAAGTGAGAACCCACCATTACCAACTCTAATGTGTTCTCCATAAGGTGAGATGTATCCCCTCTCTCGGATTGGCCAGGGGGCACCAATGTAATCGTAGTCGTAGTATTCATCCATCCATGCACTTGGATTTACAATGAATGCGTGACTCTGAATCGACAGACAAAATTCTGATTCGATATGTCTATACTGTTCTTGTAGTAAAAACTTACCGTACCCCTCTCTTGTCGTGACAGGAACACAACTCTCTTCTACAATGATACCATCCTGCTTAAGTTCGTCAGAATACTTTTCAACAAACTCTGATGATGTTACCAGTTTCACCTGATGGAAGTTAGCAACATCCATACAGGTATATAAGGCTCTGATAGTATCGTCAATAGTCTTTGTATTGTCGATAGCAAAACATGTGACTCTATTCAGATCAAGCATTCCTGAAATCCTCCACTACCTCTCCAATATATCCAATCATATCATCTGTAATGACAGGAGAACAACCCAGGAAGAACACATTGTTGAGAACCTTATTGGCTTCAGGATACTTCTTGGCATCGTCAAGATGACAATAACCAGGGTGTAGAAGAATATTACCAGCAAAGTAGTTTCTAGTTTGAATCTTGTTCTTCTCTAAGTGTGCAACCAGAGCGTGTTTGGTCTTGGACTCTTCACAAACAATCGGGACACCAAACCAACTAGTCTCACTATCCGAACGTTCCCTTACAACTCTACAACCAGGGATGGTCTCAATAATATTCTGGATACTCTCCTTATTCTTTCTTCTCAATCTGTGGATCTCATCAAACTTCAGGAGTTGAACTGAACCAACTGCACCCTGCATGTCTAGTGGTTTGAGATTGTATCCCATCTGACCGAACACATACTTGTGATCCACAATGTCATCATATCCGTCCAACCACTTATCAAAACGACGACCACAGACACCGTTGGTCAATAGGTTCTGTTGTCCTACACAGTAACAACCACGACCCCACCATGCAAAACTACGAGCAAGATCGACGATTGCTTTGACGTTAGAAGACACCATACCACCTTCGATAGTACAGATATGGTGAGCAGGATAGAAAGAACAAGATGCAGCGATAGCATGTTTAGTCAGATACTCACCCTTGTACTTACTACCCAGACTGTCACAGTTGTCAGAGATCAGATGAATATTCTTTGCCTTACAGAACTTTACCAGTCTGTCCATGTCGTATGCATTACCCAGGACAGGTGAGGAGAACACCGCACGTGTCCTAGGTGTGACCTTCTTGAATACCTGTTCCATATCCCAGTTCAGGTCATGCCAGTTGATGTCAACAAATACTGGTTTCAAGTTAGCCTGAACTACCGGTGCAATGGTGGTTGCAAATCCACAGGAACAAACGATGATCTCATCACCGTCTTCCCAACCAAAGTATTTCTTCAGTGCAGCAATCATCACCAGGTTAGCTGATGACCCAGAGTTCACCATGACGGAGTGTTCAAACTCAAATCTCTTGGAGAACTCTTTCTCAAATTTATTAACTTTCTCACCAGAGGATAACCACTTACC